AGACCCGCGGTGGCAACCTCAAGATCGGTCCCGCCATCCAGATCCCGGTCCTGCGCCGCGGCGAGATCGGCTTCCTGGCACCGCCCGCACGCGAGCCCGGCGTTGCCTTCCAACTCATCGCAGCCATCGAGGCCCAGACCGACCGCTACTTCGGGCGCCCGACCGAGAAGGTCCCCCCAGTGATCACCCAGATGCGCCAGCAGCGCCTGATCAACAACTGGCTGCACGGGTGGACCGAGGCCTTCCGCCAGGTCCTCGCGCTCACCCTCCAGTACATCGGGCCCGCCGAAATCCAGCGCATCACGGCCTCGGCCACCCCGCTCCCGCAGGACGTGCAGGACTTCGACGTGATGCTCAAGTTCGACATCCGTGAGCTCTCCACCGACCTCGTGACCGAGAAGCTCAAGGCCATCAGCACCCTGGTGCTCCCCCTCGACACTGCCGGCGTCATCGACCGCGCCAAGCTCATCTCCGTTGCTCTCCGGGCCATCGACCCGACCCTGGCCAGCGAGCTGGTCATGCAGCAGGGCCCCGCCGCGCAGAAGATGTTCAACGAGACCAACGACGAGATCGCGCTCATGTCCCTCGGCAACCCGCCGCAGCTCCGGGAGAACGACCCCACCGCGCCTATGCGCCTCCAATTCAGCCAGCAGGTCCTGCAGTCCAACCCTAAATATCAGGCCCAACTTCAGCAGGACCCGCTCTTCCAAGCCAACCTGCAGAAGTACATTGAGAACCTGCAGTTCTCGGTCCAACAACAGCAGAACGCCGTCACTGGCCGCCTCGGAGTCCAATGAAACTGACCGACGAACAGCTCTCCGAGGCCCTGTCCGTGTCCGAGGAGCACCCCGTGCTCAAGGCCATGGGCCAGCTCATCGACGACACACTCCGGGATGAGGTGCACAACGCCATCATCCCATCGCTTTCTGCGGAGGACCGTGCCTACAACGCAGGCCGGGCAGCCGCAATCAAGGATCTCATCGCACAAATCAGTGCGTTAAGAAACGGGAGGGAGTTGACTTCCGGTCAATTCTAGGCTCTCACTCACACAACGGCTTCTTGGTTGGCCTTCAACAACCATGGCGCAGAATACCCGGCTTGCAGGGTCTAAAAGCATGGACATCCCGACGACACAGGAAGCGACACCTGCCCAAAACACGGCACAGCCCCCAATCAACCCGATGCAGTTCGACGAATCGGCGTTGGCCAAGCTACTGAAGTCACGATTCAGCGGGGAGGAAGAGAAGGCATCAGCAGTCGAGCGACAAGCGCCGGAGCCGGAAGCCACTTCAGTGGACGCTCAGGCCGAGTCGCCTGAGCAGGAGGTTCTTTCCGAGACCGAAGAGAACAGCGACGAGGATTCGCTGGGCTTCCGCAAACGCATCGACAAGCTCACGCGCCAGAAGAAAGAGGCGCTGGAGAAGGCCGAGGCGCTCGAGCGTGAGCTCAACGACGCCAAGACCAAGCTGGAGCAGAGTGTCGAGAGGCCGACCGCGGTGCAGTCCGCTGCAGACCTGTTTGCCGATGTCTGGGAAGTGTCCAAACTCAACGATGAGTGGAGCAAGGCCCGGAATCTTAAACGGTGGTGCGAGGACAACATCGACGGCTGCGAAGTAGAGGGCAAGGAGTACAGCTCGGAGGATGTGAAGCAGATCAAGCGGCGTGTAGAAGACGCCATCGACCTGCACATCCCCAACCGTGCTCGCTTCCTGCAGAACTACCAGCAGATCAAGCCCATCGCCGAGCAGCTCTACCCATGGTGGAAAGACCGTTCGGCTGCCGAGTACACCGAGGCGCAGGCCGTCCTGCGGCAACTGCCGCAGATTGCCTCACTGCCGGAGTACCAGGTGCTGGTCGGTGACTTCATTGCCGGGCGCAAATTGCGTTTGGCACAGGAGTCCGCCAAGGGCAAGCCATCTGCCACCCGCCCACTGGTCAAGGCACCCAGTCAGCCCGGTCGACCCACCGCAATCCCTGCAAAGAAGGATGCGGCCAAGGTCGGCCTGGACAACGCCAAGTCGCAGTTCCGAAAGTCCGGGACGACCACCGAATTAGCCCAAGTACTCAAAAGGATGCTCTAAGTCATGCCCCTACTCCAGCCCAACCAGGGCGGCTCTGTGCCGCTCGCTTCAACCTCGTCCGCCCGTGAAGATCTGGCGGACTACATCGCCATCGTCGACGCCAAGTCGACCCCGTTCGTGTCCATGGCCCCGAAGGGCCGTGACATCGGCAATATGCAGTTCTCTTGGCAGGTCGACAATTACGGTGCCCCCGTGCTTGCCGGCGTGGTCGACGGCACCGACGTGACCGTGTCCAGTGCCTCGAACCCGGTGGTCAACCGGACCCGTCTGAACAACTACGGCCAGGCCTTCCGCCGTGATTTGCGTATTGGTTTCATCGCTGAGACCCAGGACGTCGCTGGTGTGAGTGATGAATTAGCTAACGGCATAGCTAAAAAATTGGTCGAAATTAAACGTGATATGGAGAGTACATTTATGTGTACTAACCAAGCTGCCCAAGCCGACAACGGTTCGACCAACGCCTACCTGACCGGCTCGATGGGTAACTGGTTGAACAGCACCAACGCCTCCAACATCGGCGCGTGCGCTTCCGGTTCTCCGTTCCTCCCTGCCTCCGGCGCGGTCGATACCACTGCCAGCGCATCCTTCACTGAGGCCACCGCCCAGAACGTGTTGACCGCTATCTACAGCGCCACCGGCACCTTCCGCGACTACGATTGTATCTTGGGCACCACGCTCAAGCGTGCGTTCACCAACCTGACCGCCTCCGGCACTACTCAGGTGGTCAATACGAATGCTATCGCTGCTACCAGCGTCCGCACCTTCAACCAGGACCTGTCTGCCGACACCTTTAAGGCGTCCATCGACATCTTCGAGGGCGACTTCGGTCGCTTGATCCTGCACCCTTCGACCTTCGTCGGTGGCAAGAACAGCACCTCGCTGTCCGCTCAGGCCTACAAGGGCTACGTCATCCCCATGGACATGGTCGAGGTGCGCTACGCCAAGCTCCCGCAGGTCAAGGATCTGCCCGACGCCGGCGGCGGCCCTGCCCGCCTCGTCGAGGCCATTGCCGGTCTCGTGGTGAAGAACCCGAGCGGCTTTGGTATGTTCAACGGCGCGAGCTAGTCTTAGTTTCAACGGGGGAGGTCCACTCCGGGCCTCCCCCTCTTTCCTTTCTCATGGCTCACAATTCCGCATCCTCCGTCATCGCAAGCGCCCTCGACGATATGCCCGGCGAACTGCGCCGCGCCATCATCAAGGAGTTCCAATCCGGCATCCAGAAGGACTGGGTCAAGGCCGGCATTGACCAGAAGCGCATCGCCAAGGACTCGCAGCGCGATATTCGTTCCGTTGACGGTATCGGACGCCTGCGGATGCGTATCGACCCTACTCTTTACCATGCCTGGGGGCATAAACTGGGGTACGATTGCTGGAAGGATTCCCAGTTTCTCAAAGAAGTAGAGCGCGATAACCCCGAGGTGCGAGTGCGCTGCGGGGCTACACGCTTGCAGGTTGGATGGAGCGGTGGCACAAAACGAAGCAGTCAGAAGTTCTCCCTATGAATGTCGGATCAAACCGCCAACTGGCCGGCGAATACGGTGGCCGGTACATCGACGCCTCCGCGGGCACCGTGACCGGCAACTACATGGAGATCCATGCCGTCGCCACGTCCATCCTCGGCGCCGTCTCGTCCAACATCACCAACTTTCCCTCCGGCGTGACCATTCAGGCCGGAGACTCGATCTCGGGCGTCTTCACCTCGGTGGCTGTGTCCTCCGGGGCGATCATCGCCTACAACCGCAAGTGGGTCTAAAATGCGTCTCGGACTAGGTCTAGGACTCGGCGTCGAGCAAGCCCTCGGTGGGGCTGGCGGCGGCGCCGACCTGCCTATCATCCGGCGCGACCTGCTGCGAGAGGACGAGGGCTTCACTCTTCTTGAGTACGATGAAGGGCAGCCGACGTACAAGATCGTCATCACATACGGCACATTTGATTCCTTGATGCTGGAGGATGGAACCATATTCCTGCGGCAAGAGGACGACGGAAAACTCATCATTCAAGCAAACTAGCCATGGCAGACACGAAAATCACAGCCCTAGCGGCCATCGGTGCAAACCCGATCAATGTCGCAACCTTCCCTATCCCAATGGTCGACCTGCTGGACAACAGCATGGCGGCGAGCGGCACCACGAAGAAGGTGACCGTGAACCAAATCCTGGGCGCAGGCGGCACCGCCACCCTCGCCTCCGCCACCATCACCGGCGATCTGACGGTGGATACGAACGTCCTGAAGGTCGATACGTCGAACAATCGGGTGGGTATTTTGACGGCGACTCCTG